TCACCATCTCCAAGCCCATCACCATCACCGAGTTCATCACCATCTCCAAGCCCATCACCATCACCGAGTTCATCACCATCTCCAAGTCCATCGCCATCACCAAGTCCAAGTGGAACCGGACCTACACCTTCACCAACATCAAGTCCAACTCCAAGTCCATCGGCCACATAAAAAATTGACAATTAATTTAAAAAAGATAGACCCGGATTTTATAATCCGGGTTTTTTTATTTATACTTTTCATATAATAGTTTAAAAACAAAATTTAATTATCATGTCAACATTTGATGCAATACTCAAGCAGTACGAAAAAAACAAACAAGCCACAAGTGGCAACGCAAACAAATTTTCTCAGGAAGAAAGAATGAAAAAGTATTTTACAACTGTACTCCCAAAGGGGTCAAAAGGTGAAGAAAGAAGAATTAGAATTCTTCCAACTAAAGACGGGTCTTCACCATTCGTCGAAGTGTATTTCCATGAATTACAAGTAGATGGAAAGTGGGTAAAACTATACGATCCAAAACAAGAAGGTAAAAGGTCTCCTCTTAATGAGGTTTATGAAGGTCTTATTATGACCGGAAGACAAGACGATAAGGAATTGTCAAAGCAATATAGGGCCCGTAAATATTACATCGTAAAAGTCATAGACCGCGATAATGAACAAGACGGTGTTAAGTTTTGGAGATTTAAACACAACACAAAACAAGACGGTAATTTGGATAAAATCTTTCCTGTTTTCCAAAAGAAAGGTGATATTACCGACCCAACAAACGGAAGAGATATCACATTATTCTTAACTCTTACTAAGTCAGGTACCGGTAAAGAATATACTACCATCAACTCAATTATTCCAGAAGACCCAAGTCCATTGAATGTTGACGATTCTGTAGCAAAAGAATGGATAAATGATGAATTAATGTGGTCTGACGTTTATTCCAAAAAGTCTGAAGATTATCTTGATATGGTTGCTCGTGGTGAAGTCCCAAGATGGGATAATAACCAAAATAAATGGATATCATCCAATATGGAAACTTCAGATGAAATGGTAGCAACACCAAGTAAAGTTACAACAATTGAAGACCCACAAGATTCAGAAGACATAGATTCAGATTTACCGTTCTAACATAATTCAAGAACCTTCATCAAAGTATTGGGTCGAGACAAGAAATGATGAGGGTTCTTTTTCAAATTTTTAAAAATGGCTATTAAGAAAAATAATTTTGGTGATTTTAAAAAGAAATTTTCCAGAGAACCTGAATATAAACCAGATAGATTCTTTGATTTAGGTGACGCATTTTTGGATGCAACTGGTTTACCCGGTCCGGCAATGGGTCATCTAAATATGTACTTAGGTCATAGCGATACGGGTAAGACAACTGCTCTTGTTAAGACAGCCGTTGATGCACAAAAGAAAGGTATTTTACCCGTTTTTATTATTACCGAACAGAAATGGAATTGGGAACATGCTGAGTTAATGGGTTTTAATAAAACCGACGATTTTTACTTGTTTGCGAATGATTTCGATTATATAGAACAAATTACGGACTATATGAACGATATTTTAGACGCACAAGAAAAAGATGAGATTCCACATGATATTCTTTTTTTGTGGGATTCTATAGGTTCTGTACCATGTAAAATGACATATGAAGGAAAAGGTGGTAAACAACATAACGCTTCGGTATTCTCTGACAAAATTGGTATGGGATTAAATCAGAGAATTACTGGTTCAAGAAGAGCCGATAGAAAATACACCAACACTCTTGTCATTGTTAACCAACCTTGGGTAGAATTACCTGATAGCGCATGGGGACAGCCAAAAATAAAAGCAAAAGGTGGTGATGCTGTTTGGTTAAACTCAACATTGGTGTTCTTATTTGGTAATCAAAAGGGTGCAGGAACGACTAAAATTTCTATTACAAAAGATAAGAGAAAGATTAGGATTGCTACCAGAACTAAGATTTCCATAATGAAAAACCACGTAAATGGCGGAGGTTATGAAGATGGTAGAATATTGGTTACTGCACATGGATTTATGAGAGGTAAAGATGATGTTGAAGAAAAGAAATCCATTGAGGAATACAAGAAAGACCAAGGAACATATATCAGTAGTATATTAGGTATTAATGTTACAGATGCCGAAGAATTAGATGTTGTAACAGAAGATGAATAATTGATAATCAGTTTTAATGTCTGTTTTATTAGTAGATGGCGACAATTTACTTACGATTGGGTTTTATGGTGTTAAAAACTATTTCCATAAAGGAACACATTTTGGAGGAATTTATCATTTTATTAATACTCTTCGTAGATCGTTTGAGAATTATCATTTAGAAAAAATTGTTGTTTTTTGGGATGGGCATGAAAGTTCGTTATCCAGAAAAAAAATCTACTCGCATTATAAGGAAAACAGAAGAATAAGAGTTAAGACTGATGAAGAATTAAATTCATACAACTATCAAAGAAATAGGGTTAAGCAATATTTGGAAGAACTCTATGTTAGACAAGGTGAATATGAATATTGCGAAACTGATGATTGTATAGCCTTTTATACACAAAATTCTCCAAATGAAAATAAAATTATTTATTCTTCTGATGGAGATTTAAATCAACTTATTTCTAACTCCACTAAAATTTATAACCCGTCTCATCAAAAATTATATAGTGAGAATGATATCATTATATATAATTATGAAGAGATATTAATAGAAAATGTAAAGTTAGCCAAAATGTTATGCGGTGATGCATCTGATGATATCGCCGGTATAAAAGGATTGGGTATAAAAAAATTAATATCATTTTTCCCTGAATTAAAAACAAAAAAGTTAACCATTGAAGATATTAGGCAACAAAGTCATCTATTATTTGAAGGAAATAAGTATAATAAGACTATTGTTAATCTATTAACTGGTGTAACAAAGTATGGGGTTTTTGGTGACGAGTTTTTTGATATTAATAGTCAAATTGTCAGTTTAGACAATCCTTTTTTGACAGACGAGGCTAAAGAAAACATTTTAACGTTAATAAACGAAAAGTTAGATCCCGAGGGTCGTTCATATAAAAATACAATGAAAATGATGATGGAGGATGGTATGTTTACCGTTCTTCCTAAAACTGACGACGCTTGGATAAATTTTTTAAATCCCTTTTTAAGATTAGCCAGAAAAGAAAAAAATAAAAAAATAATAAAAATTAGAGAAAATGACTAACAATCAACAAGACATCACAAAATTTGAATTTTTACTCACGTTAGAGGGAAATATCATTTGTCAGAGATATTTTAACGTAAAGGATTATAATCCTATTGCCCGAAAATCTATGAATTTACACGAATATGTTAAAAATATTTGTGAGGAAATTTCGGAGGATTTGAAAATAAAAAGTTCCGACTATCTATGCGAAAATCAAAATTATTTTTTGAATTCCGAGGTTGTGGAAGAAGTGGCAAATGACGTTAAAGAACATTTTTTAATGGAAATTAAGGTCGGTGACGATGTATTTATTCAAAGAATATTCCCAGCATGGTACTACCATCCTAAGGTTAGATATACGGTGGATATTCGTCCAAAACTGAAGACAATATTATCTAACCTTACAGATATATTGTCGTCGGTAGAATTAGAAACAACATACCTTAATTATGTATTATAATTTAAAATTATATATATAAATTTATTATGAAAGAAAAAAACTTTGGTTACCTCGGTCACGATTTTCAACAATCATTAATTAAAGCCATTATAGAAGATAAAAAATATGGTGAAACAATAATAGATGTACTAGAACCAAAGTATTTTGATAATGCTTCGTTTAAATATATTATGGAAAACCTAAAGGAATTCCATAAGCAATACGGTAAAATACCCAACTACAATTCCCTATCACAAAAAATATTATCAGAGAATGGCGATAAAGATAGTTCTAGAATACATTTGGACACTTTAGAAACCATTAAAAATTCAGTTCATGATACTGAATTACCAAAAGATAAGGGTCTTAATTTTTGTAGACAACAAAACCTACAAAAAGAACTTAAAAACGTTAATAAGATTATTGAAAACGGTGAATTTGAATCTTATAGCACGATTGAACAAATAATCCAAAAGGCTTTACAAGTTGGTGTTGTGGGACATGACGCGGTTGACGTATTTCATAATATTGAAGAAGCTTTAGAAAAAGATAATAGACACCCAATTGCTACTGGTATCAATGGTATCGATAATTTATTGGATGGTGGATTAGGTAGAGGGGAGTTGGGTATTATATTGGCACCAACCGGTACAGGTAAAACAACGATATTAACCAAATTCGCAAATACCGCACATAATTGGGGATTTAATGTGCTACAAATATTTTTTGAGGATAACCCAAATAATATAAAAAGAAAGCACTACACAATATGGACCGGAATTGATCCAAACGAACAAGTAGAAAGAGCACCAGAAGTCGCTAATTTGGTAAGAGAAGCACAAAGTAAATCTAAAGGTGGATTAAGACTTCTAAAATTACCTAGTGATAACGTTACTATTTCTGAACTTAAATCCAAAATTAGAAAAATCATTTCAGAAGGATTCAAAATTGATTTATTGATTTTGGATTATGTTGATTGCATTTCACCAGAAAGAAGCGTAAATGGTGAAGAATGGAAAGGAGAAGGTTCAATAATGAGAAGTTTGGAAGCTATGACCGGTGAATTTGATATTGCTATTTGGACAGCAACTCAAGGTAACCGTGAATCTATTTCTTCTGAAGTTGTTAATAGTGATCAAATGGGTGGTTCTATTAAGAAGGCTCAAATCGCTCACGTAATTATTTCTATAGCCAAGACTTTAGAACAAAAAGAACATAACTTGGCAACATTAACATTGCTTAAATCCCGTATAGGTAGAGATGGTGTTATTTTCCAAAATTGTACGTTCAATAATAAACTATTGAATATCGATGTTGAATCACAAAATACACTTCTTGGTTATGAAGAACAAAAAGTTCAAGATAGACAAAAAAGAGCCGCTGAAGTTTATCTTCAAAAACAACAAGTTAATAAACAATAAATCATAAAACATAAATTAAAAATGCAAAAAGGTAAAAAATTTTTGAGTGACTTGAAATTATATTCTGATTATTTCAAATGGATGGAAGATAAGGGTAGATATGAAAATTGGGAAGATGCTTGTGAAAACATAATTGATGGACATAGAAAAAAATATGTAAATTATGCTAACGAAATCGAACCATATTTACAATCTGCTGTTGAGAGCATGAAAGACCAAGTTGTTTTGGCATCTCAAAGAAATTTACAATATAGGTATGAGCAAATAATGAAACATAACACCAGAATGTTCAATTGCACTTCTGGTCATATTGCACGTAATAGAGTTTTCCAAGAAATTTTTTATTTAGCATTATCTGGTTGCGGATTTGGTGGCGGATTACTAATTCCGTTTGTAAAGAATTTAAGTAAAATTCAAAAAAGAAATAAAGGCACAAAAACATTTGTTATTTCTGATAGTATTGAGGGATGGGCAGATTCTTTAGGTCTTCTGTTATCATCATATTTTGTTGATAATCAACCATTTCCAGAATACGCAGGATATGAAGTAAAATTTGATTATTCTCAAATTAGAGAAAAGGGTGCATATATTAGTGGTGGTTTCAAAGCCCCCGGTTATGATGGTTTAAAACAATCTTTGGAAAGAATTGAACAATTAATTGAGAAATGGATTGAAAAGGAAGGAAACACAATCAGACCAATTTTAGCATTTGATATTATTTGTCATTCAGCAGACGCCGTACTATCTGGTGGGGTACGCCGTTCAGCTTTAAATATGATTGTGGACCCCAATGATGACGAAATGATTCATGCCAAGACTGGTAATTGGAGAATGGAAAATCCACAAAGAGCAAGAAGTAATAATTCGGTTATTCTTTTAAGAAGTGAAGTAAAAAAAGATCAATTTGAATATCTTGTTAAATTGAACGATGGAGCAAATGATATTGGATTTGTATTTGCTAATAGTTGGTTTGATATGTTCAATCCATGTGTATCTGATGATACATTAATCAATACTCCGAAGGGATTATATTTCCCATCCGAATTAACCAATAACAATCAGATTAATTTAAATTCCAGAACATTTAAATCAACCGGATTTAAAGAAACGGGAATCAAACCTCTGTATGAATTTGAGACAATTTATGGAAGAAAAATTAAAGTAACGGGCGAACACGTTATGTTCACGGATAATGGAATGGTATCAGCATCTCAATTACAGATTGGCGATAAATTAATCATTAGTAATAATAAAGATGTTGATATAAAATTTGACACCAATAGTAATGATTTCAAAATTGGTTATTTATTGGGGTCATTTTTGGGAGACGGTAATTTTTCTAACAAGTATTGTCAATTAAAATTCTGGGGAAATGAGAATTTTAAATATCACAATAAATGTTTAGAATTTTTGAAGGACTTGGGATGGTCATCCAAAAAGAAAGAAAATTTGGTCTTATCTGAACATAAAGAAAACTATACGTTAATCAATACAAAAGAATTGTTCGATTTCATTGAACAAAAAGATGAAACTGTATTATATGAGAAAGCCCTAACTAAAAAACTAATTAGTGGGAGTTTTGATTATATAAACGGAATTATTTCTGGATATTTTGATGCGGACGGTACCGTTTTAGATAACACAAAAAAAGGTAGGTCAGCCAGAATTGTATCAGTACAGAAAGAGAATTTAGAGAATTTACAAATAGCACTCAACGCTATTGGTATTTATTCCAAAATTTATTCTAATAGAAATAGGTGTTTGGTTGGTTCTAATATTTTACCGGATGGAAAGGGTGGTAATAAGGAATATAAAATTAAGGATAGTTATGAACTTGTTATCACGAACGAATCACTTAAAAAGTTTTTAAATGTTGGATTTATAAATTTTGAAAAAAGGACAAAATTAGAATCCTTATTATCGCAATACAAGAGAAATTTCAATAAAACAAAATACATAGAATCTATTAAATCAATCACATACATTCAAAAAAGTGAGAAAGTTTATGATTGTAGTGTAGAATTTGGTATCGAATCTTTTGAATGTAATGGATTTGCGGTACATAATTGTTTTGAAATTTTGAAAATTCCCGTATTGATGAATGTTGATTTTTCAAAAATTCATTATAATGATATTGAAGAGTTTGTAAAAACTAACCAAGATAATTTTGGTATTCAGGGATGTGTATCATACGACACAAAAATTATAACAAGAAATGGAATTGAGATAATTGGTAAAGTTGTTGATGAAAATAGAAATATTGAGGTTTGGAATGGTGAAAATTGGTCAAAAGTAAAACCAATATTAACGGGAAAAAATCGTAAGTTATATAGGGTTAAATTAAATGATGGATCATATTTAGACTGTACTGAAAATCATAAATGGTTAGTTAAAAATAGATTTGAAAAAGAATTTAAAGAAATTGAAACTAAAGAATTAATTAAATTATTGAAAAAAACAAAATATAAACTTCAAGTACCAAGAAGTAATGTTACTGATTTTAATTTTGGTTACGATGAAGTTTATGCATATGATTATGGTTTTGTTTTAGGTGATGGCACATGTCCTAAAATTGGTGACAAATATAGAACACCATTTGCTTCTGTTTATGAAACTAATTTTTCTAACGAATATCCTTTTGTTGAAGGAATTGTTGGAAAAAAATTAAAAGAACAATATAATGGAATTGAAAGTGAATATTATAATGTAACATTTAATAAATTGGATAAGGAATTATCTTATAAATTAAAATATGAACAAGGATTACCATCCGAAATTTTTAATTGGAGTAAAAAATCTATAATCGCTTTTGTTGCTGGTTGGATAGATACTGATGGAACGATTACTTATAACAATAAAGCTAGAATTTATGGCGAAGAAAGTAAGATTAGGGATTTACAATTATTACTAACAAAAGTAGGAATAAATTCTTCTGTTAATCTTTGTAGTAAAAACGGCACAAAAACTAATTTTGGTGTTAGAAATAAAGATTTATGGTATGCACAAATAAGTGATTGCGGTGATTTGTGGTCAACTAAAACAAGGTTTGAGCCAAGTGAAGTTAAATATAAAGGTAAGTATCAATGTATTGACACAATCGAAGAATTGGATGGGCTACACAATTCTTATTGTTTTGAAGAGCAATATAAACATCAAGGATTATTTAATAATGTTTTGACCAAACAATGTAATCTAACAGAAATCAATGCTGAAAAATGTACAACAAAAGAAAAGTTTCTAAAGGCTTGTAGAGACGCTTCTATTTTGGGCACACTTCAAGCAGGTTATACTGATTTTCCTTATCTCGGAGAGACAAGTAAAAAAATCTTTGAAAGAGAAGCATTACTTGGAGTTAGTATAACTGGTTGGATGAATAATCCAAAATTATTCAACCCAGAATTACTTGAAGAAGGTGCAAATGTTGTTAAAGATACAAATAAAGAAGTTTCATTTTTAATTGAAATTAATCAAGCAGCAAGAACAACTTGTGTTAAACCTTCAGGTAACGCTTCTGTTGTTTTAGGTACTGCAAGTGGAATTCATCCTGAGCATTCTGAGAAGTATTTCAGAATAATGCAATTAAATAAGGAAAGCAACACCGCAAAATGGTTAACTGATAATATGCCATTTTTGCTTGAGGATAGCGTATGGTCAAGCACAAAAAGCGATTATGTTGTATTTGTTCCTGTTGAAAATCCCAAACAAGGTCTTTTCAAAAAGGATATGAAAGGTATCAAACACCTTGAATTAATTAAATTAGTTCAACAACATTGGGTTAACGCCGGTACAAACCCTGAACTTTGTGTTTATAGTCCCGTTAATCATAACACATCTTGTACAGTTATTATTGACGATAAGAATGTTATTATTGAATACATTTGGGAAAACAAGGACTTTTTTACCGCCGTTAGTTTTATTTCTGATTACGGTGACAAAGATTTCAACCAAGCACCATTTACTTCAGTATTAAACTTGGAAGAGATTGTTGCAGAATATGGTAAAGGTGCAATTTTAGCATCTGGATTAGTTGTGGATGGTTTGCATTATTTTGAAAATAATCTATGGTTAGCTTGTGACACTTTGTTAGATTCAAGTATTCAGGTAATGGGAACAAGAGAACAAGTTCTTTTGAAGAATTATTGGATTAGTAGAGCCAAAAAATTTGCAAAGAACTTTTTTAAGGGAGATATGAGAAGAATGGTGTATTGTTTGAAAGATGTTCATCTATTCCATAAATGGGAAACCGTATCTCGTCAATTTAAAGAAGTTAATTTTGGTGAGATATTGGATAAACCACAGTACAAAGACATTAGTGATTATGCAGCACAAAGCTGTGCTGGCGCGGCGTGTGATATAACTAAAATATAATGAAAGAGTTTATTAAAGATGTTCATTATTATTTAGATGGAACACAAGTAGTTTTTACTGAACAATATCACCTTGAAAGGGGGTATTGTTGTGAATCCACCAAAGGATGTAGGCATTGTCCTTATGGACATAAAGGGAAAAAAATAGAGGAAGAAAAAAAAGACCCGGATGAATAATCCGGGTTTTCCTTTATAACCATTTTATCATTCTTTATATTTATTTCATATGGCTATAACATACGGAATAGATTTTCCATTTAGAGATAGTTTAAAAGGTGATTTTTTAAATATGACCGAAACACCCGAAAGGGAGGTTAGAGCCAACTTAATTCATCTTTTATTAACAAGAAAAGGAACAAGATATTATTTACCTGATTTTGGTACTAGATTATATGAGTATATTTTTGAACAAGTTGATACCGTTACATTTGGTTTAATTGAGGGTGAAATTAGAGATAGTGTAAAAAAATACATACCAAACTTAGATATAAATTCAATCACAATAACTTCAGCGGAAGATGACCCGGATAATATAACTACGGTATCGACATTAGAAGATAGTCGTTTATTTAGGGTTACAAGTGACGCAACCAAACCATATACTGCGGTTGTTAAAATAGATTACACGGTTAATAACGGAGCGTTTTCAACCTCTGATTTTATAATTATAAACATATAAAATGGCTAAAAAAATATCATACGCAACCAGAGATTTTGCGGGATTAAGACAAGAATTAATTAATCTTACTCAACAATATTATCCCGATTTAATTAAAAACACAAACGATGCATCTATTTTCTCTGTGTTATTAGATATGAATGCAGCCGTTGCTGATAACTTACATTTTCATATTGATAGAGTTTGGCAAGAAACAATGTTGGATTATGCACAACAAAAACAATCGTTATTCTTTATTGCTAAAACATATGGATTAAAAATACCCGGAACAAGACCATCGGTAGCATTATGTGACTTTTCAATTAACGTACCAGTTAGAGGAGATAAAGAAGACGAAAGATATTTAGGTATTCTTAGAGGTGGCGCACAAGTTTCTGGTGGAGGACAAATTTTTGAAACAATTGAAGATATTGATTTTTCAAATCCCTTTAATAGTAGAGGAGAACCAAATAGATTAAAATTACCAAACTTTGATGGTAATAATAAATTGATATCATATACCATATTAAAAAGAGAAGCGGTTGTTAATGGTTCAACTAAAATATATAGAAGAGTAATAACTGAGGCTGACCAAAAACCATTTTTAAAATTATATTTACCAGAACAAAATGTTTTAGGTGTTGTATCAGTTATTCATAAAGAAGGTACCACATTCGCAGCAAACCCAACTGATTCTGAATTTGTTTCAAGTACAAATAAATGGTATGAGGTAAATTCCTTAATTGAAAATCAAGTGTTTGTTCCAAACACAACTGCGGTATCTGACCGTAAAAATTTTAAAGCGGGTGATTATATTGACGTTAATAACAAATTTGTAACCGAATATACACCAGAAAATTATTTCTCATTAACTTTTGGTAGTGGTACCGTTAATCCATTAGATAATTTGAATAGTTACATGACAAATAATTTAAAAGTTGATTTAGGTACATATTTGAATAACGTGTCTTTAGGACAAACACCTAAACCAAACATAACTTTATTTATAAAATATAGGATAGGTGGGGGTAAGAGTTCTAATTTAGGTGTTAATGTTATTACAAGTATAGATAATGTTGATTTTATTGTACAAGGACCAAACTCATCAATAAACACACAAGTTATCCAATCTTTAAGGGTAACAAATCCAACGCCGGCGGTTGGTGGCGCGGATCAACCAAGTATAGATGAAATAAGAAATTTAGTAGCATATAATTTTGCGGCGCAAAATAGAGCGGTCACATTAAATGATTATAAATCATTAATTGAAACTATGCCATCAACTTATGGTGCACCCGCTAAAGTTAATGTGATGGAAGAAGATAATAAAGTCAGAATTAAATTATTATCTTATGATGACCAAGGTAATTTAACAGATATAGTCTCAACTACATTAAAAAACAATATTTTAAACTATCTTTCACATTATAGAATGATTAATGACTATTTGGATATTGTTAGTGGTGAAGTTATAGATATGCAATTACAAATTGATTTAATAATCGATAAAAACATATCACAATCAGAGGTAATTAAAAGTTGTATTACCGCAACTAGTGATTATTTTAGTATTGATAAAAGAAAAATGGGTGACCCATTATTTGTTGGTGATTTATACAAAGAATTAGGTAATGTTAATGGAGTAGTAAATGTGGTTGATATTAGAGTATACAACATGATTGGTGGAGAGTATTCTTCATCAGAAGTAGCACAATCATACGTTGACCCAGTAACAAAGGAAATACAACAATCAGATACAACTATATTCATGAAATCAAATCAAATATATCAAATTAGATTTCCAAATAAGGATATCAAAATCAGAGTCAAAACTTTGGGAATCACTACATACTAAAATGATTTTTAATTATAATAATAGAAAATCTCATTTTTTCTATTTATTATAGTATGATTCAAAGGCATAGAATTTCAACCGATATAGGTAAGGAACAAAAAATTACAATTGAACTAAATCAAGATTACGATTTATTAGAAATACTTTCATTAAAATTTACGCAAAAAGACATTTATAGGTCTTTATGTTCCGATTACGGTGTTGTTATTGGTAGAATTTCGGTCAATAATGGTTTGGGTGTACCAAATGCCAAAGTTTCTATATTTGTTCCATTATCTTCGGATGATGAAAATGACCCCGTAATATCTGCTTTATATCCATATAAGTCAACTACAGATAAAAATGACCAAAATTATAGATATAATTTATTACCCGCAGCTAAACAATTTAGCGGTCATGCACCAACCGGTACTTTTCCAGACCAAGAAGATATTTTAAGAAGGGAAGAAGTATTGGAGGTATATGAAAAATACTATTCATATACGGTCAAAACAAATGATGCGGGTGATTTTATGATTTGGGGTGTACCAATTGGTTCACAAACACTACATGTTGACGTTGACTTATCCGATATTGGTTGCTTTTCTTTAAGACCATATGATTTTATTAGACAAGGTGC